TGGAGCTTCCGCTTCAGATCGAATTTCTCTCATCTTGCGATTAAGTTCGCCCATCTCCAGGTCGGATTGCAGGGCGCGTTCCAATTTCTGAGTTTGTGCTTGACCCTTACGTCGGTCTTCCAATACCTTAGCTACGACTTCGGGTACTTCCTGGGGTACTCCTGGCTGAAGTCTCCAGGTCTTGTGTTTGATATGAACCTCTTCCGGCATTAGTTTGACAGCAGGACGCCCACCCTCTGTAGTCAGGACGGGGACGCCTCCGGAAGTAATAGTTACTTTCTTCATTGTAGCCAGGTCTTGCTCAAATTTTAAATTGTCTGCCTTAGCCTGGGCCATAGCGCTCTTGTAGGCAGTAGCAGCATCATTAGCAGCATTGGCTTTAATCTTATCCAGGGCGTCGCCTTTGACCTTAAGGTTTTCGGCTCTCTCCATTACATCCTGTAGAAACTTCTCCTGGTTTTCCTTGAACTGGCGGTCGGCCTCGTCCCTCTTAGCCGCCTCTGCCTGTAGCTTGGAGATTAACTCTCCTTGATTCTTCTGCATTTCCAGGATGGAGTCCTGTCCCTTGAGTATTTTCTGTAGAGCCAGGGCCATCGTCAGGGCTTCACTGTCGCTGGCCGTAGCCATCTTTCCCTGCATTAAGTCCTTAACTACAGCGTCTTCTCCTGCTCCACTCTTGTTAACCTTGGAGTTCAGAGCTTCGGTAGAATTGGTGATTGCTTTCTTCCTAGGCATTATTCTTCCTCCTTCTTAGGGGCGTCAAAGGTATAGTCTGTATTGATAAGCTCCTCCGCTTTGACAACCGTTTCGCGAGTTTCTGCATTGTAATAAGCATCGAACATCTTGAGTTGAAGTTCCACTTCCTGCTGAGCGCCGCGCTTGAAATTGCTCATGGCCTGAGCTTTGGAATGTTCTATCTTAGCCGCCTTCACTGCCGCCTTCAAATCTTCTTCAGAGAATTTACCCGATTTGAGCAGGGCATTGAGAGCCTCGTGAGCGCCTTCTTTAATCTTAGCGAACTCCTGAGCCAGCTTAACTCTCATCTCAAGGAATGTCTTCCTCATCTCCAGGTCTTGACGATACCCAACCTTCAAAGTTTCATAGCCGTATAGTTCTCCACGCAGGAGGGACGACTCGTTAGGCAGGATTACTTCGATACCCAGAGAGTGGGCGCGACCAACCCAGTACTCGAAGTTGGCCCTCTGGTAGTGGTACTCGGTATCCGTACCCATCTCGAAGCCATAGACACCGATTGTCTTGTATCTCATTGAGATAGCCAGGGCCAGCATGAACGCTGGGGAGCTTCGGAAGTAATTACCTCTGCCCGTCTTTCTCATACCCTCTGGCATCATATTGGATACAATCTCATTCAGAGGATACTTGACAGAGCCGGGGATTTCAGGATGGGCTTCCTGCATATAGATTATCAAGTCTTTGCGGGCCTCTGGGGGATGATAGACACCATCCTGGCAGAAGGGACACTTCTCCTTCTTTCCCGCATTCATGTAGTTCTCCCATTCCTTCGTACCGTTACAGGCCATACATTTGCCAGATACGTTCAGCAGCCACATGGGATGGTTGCGGTCGTTAGTATTGTTTGCCCGCATGTAGTCGTTCACGGGGTGCATCTGGAACCAACGCTCGTAACGCTTGAGCCAGGATTCCATTGTCAATACCCCTTCTACCTTCTTGGGGAACCAGTTGTACTCCTCGTTCAAACCCCAGATTTCAAAATCTGGGTCGTCGAACGGAGCCAAGCTCCTGGTACGGGTAGAGAACCCTACGAGCGCGACCTTGTCTTTGCCTCTCTTAAACGGTTCCATGAATAATTCTAAGCCTCCTCTAATCTTATTTTAAGGTATCTCTAATTATAGCAGAAAGAGAAACAGGAGAGCCACTTTCGCTCTCCTGTTTTCTATGCTTAGAGCAGGCTCTACAGCAAATCATCCAAGTGGACTACTTCTAGGTAGACGCGAGCCGCGCCGCCTGTCGTAGTACCAGGGTCGTACAGGAACAAGGCTACCGGTGCTCCACCAGTGTCGGAGACAATGGCAAAGCCAGTTGCGGGGTGAAGGCCTGTTGACTGCAAGCCAGTGTTGGCTGCGTCGTAAATGGTTTCAGTACCCGTGCTGTTGGTAACTGTTACTGTCGCTGTCGCTGCGGTGGAAGTACCGGAAGCGTCGAAAGCTGTCTCCACAGAGACGAAGCCGCCGACTACGATACAGTTGTTGGGCAGACGGAACAGCGTGTTGGAGGTATCTCCGCCAACAGAAATCAGATCGGATTTGTACCAGTGAGACGACCTGCGATTCTTCTCGGTTTGCTGAGCGCCGATATTAAATTCGCCTTTAACGGGCTTGATGTCTCTAGTCTGAATCGCCATTTTTCACCATCCTTTAGTCGGACAGTAGGGCGTATTCGATATACACATCGAGGACACCAACCGCAGCAGTAGCGCCATTGACATCAATCGTGATGTCCTGGGCAGCCGCATAGGCATACGGAACGGTTAGACCGGTAGCGCTGACTAGCACAGCACCAGAGGTCGTTGCGCCAATTGTTGCTGACCCGCTGAAGCGCTCAAGGTTAGTTGAGTCGCCGATGTCGAGGGCAACAGAAGCGGTGAAGGGGGTCGTGACCTGGGTATAAAGCGAGAACACAACAATCGGCTCGTCCACATTGAACAAGACGTAGGTAGTCGTCGAGGTGACAACTAGATCATTGGTCGTAGCAGGCCCAACTGTAACGTGGGCAAGCTGGCGCTTCATAGGAGTGCGGTCAGCGGAGCCGAATTCACCGATCTCGGGGATATTATGAGTCAGGGACATTTCTTCTTCTCCTTAACTGAAGGCGTTGATATGTTCGAGGTCGCGAATCCAGGAGCTTTGCAATACCTGAATGGCGAGCGACATCTTCCAACCGATAGAACCACGCTGATTCAGCGGGTCAAGAGCACCGGACGAGCCAAGCGGCTTGACGATAATCTCAACCGGACGAACTGACTGACCAGTGTTGTTCGAGTAGCCGTCCCCACCACGATCCACAACGTCCGGAGTCGTGTTGGCGATGCCTACCGTACCATAAGCCTCACGGCCAAGGAACAGCATCGAGTAAACATCCGCATTAGCAGCGCCGCCGTCCACATAGGAACGAGCATTGCTTGTCACGTAGATATTGCAGCGCATGAGGCGACCGACATAGCCGGTGCGAAGTGCAGAAGCAGCGCTGTTGCCAGACTCTTCCAGGAACAGGTTCACAAAGGTCGGGTCTTGCATGATAGTAGCCCACGTGTACGGGTGCATAATGCAAACGAAGTTATCGCCTTCCAGAGGAAGAGCGTTGGCGGCTTCCAACGCTGCAATCTGACGAACGAAATCAGCATAGGAGAGCAGATGGGTATTAACGGCCAGGGATGTACGAGCGGACGCGCCGCCGGAATAATCCTTGGTTGCGTTGTCGGTCAGGGCATTTCGGATAATTACGTCTGCGGAAAGGCCAGCCTGCTCACCAAGGATGCTTGAAGCTTCCATGATAATCGGGTCAAAAGCAACCATATCCAAGACGTCACTGTGACCAATCCAAGCGCCGTAGAACGACGGAGTCACAGTAATGACGGTCAAAGAGGGCGCGGCCTGCTCTGCGGGGGAAGTACCCTCAGTCAAAGCGGTCGTCACTGTCGAGAGAGACTCATACCGGCGAAGTTCGTAAGTCCCATACTTATTAAGACGAGCAATGTTGCTCCAGCGACCATGCACCAAGCGAGGCAGGGCGCGGGTCAGGAGGCGTCGTTCGTACTCGGTCTTCACGGCACTCGCCAGAGTGGTCGTGTTCAGATTAGCCATTGAAATTCTCCTTAGTTAGTTGGTTGAGTCTCTCTTCCGAGATTATTCCTCTTTCATAGGAATGCGATCTGGGGAGATTAGACCCTGTTCATATTCACGATAAAATGTTTCCCGTCCACCTTTATCTGCGTACTCCTTATCAATATCCGGCCAGGACGGGCGGGCGGAAGGAGTTGCCCCTGCACCTAGATCAACTGCGGGAGCCTGTGGCAAGGGAGCCGGTGAGGCAGGAGCAGCAGGTGCTTGTGGAGCTTGAGGAGTTGTCGATTGCTGAGACAGCAACTGTTCCAACTGTGCGCTGCGGTCTGCTAAATATTCGTAGCCGCTTTGAACAAGTGTTTCCAAGTCGGCATCCAGTGCGAGCTTATCTCGCGGAACACCTTTGTTCAGGAAGAACATATAGGAATTATGTTTCGCTTCCAGAGCCTGTTTTTCCGTTCGAGCTTGTTCCAGTTCTTGCTGCATCTGTTCAAGCCGCTCGAATGCGAGTTCCCGCTCATAATTCTTGCGAGTCTCATCGTCCATCCCAGCCATCGCTTTCTTCTGCAACTCATCTTGGAACTCTCGCTCTCGCTGTTGGGCAGCGCGCTGTAGCTCAGATTCCCTACGCTGTGAAGCCGACTTCATACGGTTCAAATCGTCTTGCAGTTTAGCATTTGCCGCTTTAAGCTGCTTCATAGCTTCAGCGTCCACAGGTGATGCACCGGGCGTCGCATTTGCAACCGAGGTGCTCTGGGTGGGCGTCGCTTTGGCAACCCCATCCTTATTTGGTTCACCAGGAACCATTGATTCGGGTGACATTGTATTTTCTCCTTTTTATTCGATTATGAGTTAATTCTAATAGTTAGAGTATCTAATATTCAAGGGTTGGAAACATACTACTTTAGGGCAGGAGGGGATTAATGAAATCCTCCCACTCTGGGTGTATGTTTTTCAAAGTATTTAATGCGGCAGTAGCAGAGTTGGAAAGCCTGTAGTTGCCTGGGTGGAGAGAGACATTTTGTATCTCTGCTACCATGTACGGGCTGACTGCTTCCCTCATACCTACCGGCCAGTTAACCCCACCGTAATTCTCATAGTGGACTGGGCCAAATCCAGACTGGAAAGAGGCGGGCGGAGTTAGTGCGCTGGCATTTCCAAGTAAATTCATCGTAGGTATCCGGATGTCATTCTTGTGGGAGAGGTAATTTAGGTAATTACCATAGTACTTACCACTCTGCGCCCACATATATACGGAGGCCCAAACTGGGTTCTTGCTTGCCCATACACTACGCGCCTGGATATAAGGCAGGACGATGTTGTTGTAGTCCGCCTTGTAGGAGGTAGAGAAGTACTTCTGGTCGTTATAATACTTGGACAGTACTTTGGAGGCGGTATCCCAGTCCGTGATAACCCCCTTCTGCTTGAGGTTCTCGATGAACAAATCCTGGAATTGACGGTTCTGTTCCTCCGCCTCCACAAAAACAGCCAAGTCGTCGCGAGTAGGTTCCAATAAGCCCTGCTCTTTTTGCAGGCGCTCAACTGTAGTTTTAAGGGCGTCACGCAGGGCCGCCAAAGCCTCTGGGTCGTCGTCATACAACGTACCCTGACTCGATAGCCAATTGTCTATGTCTGTACTGACCGATGCAGACACGGATTGCATAATTAGACTGCGCCCCTTGCCTGGGCCAGCGAATGACAGGTAGTGATAGATGTCCTGCTTGGTCTGATACAGCGGGTCGTTAGCGTGCATCTGCTCCAGGCGCTTTTGAATACTCCACAATTCTCCACCTTCAGCATATACCCTGATTTGATCCAGAGTGAACTTGGTTCCGTAAATCTGGGACATATACGCGAACATCTCCTCAGAAGTAGGGGGGCCATCCGGATGGGCGGCAGCGAAGTCCTGAATTCCGGCTTCGTATGCAGAACCCTTTTTCCATCCAGTATCGGAGGTCGGGTCTTTTAAAGCTTCCCAGTACGGCTTCCAGTACAGTTCCTCGTATGCTTTATTCATCGCATCGAAGATGGAGTCGCGCCCCAACTGCCACTGATCCAATCCCTGGGCGTTGGTCATTTCTACCAACATACCAAAGAAATTGTTACTTAGCTGTTGATCAGGACGCAGGTTGTGAACAATGTCCTCAACGTCTCCCTGTGTTGTAAAGAAGTGAAGGAAAAACTTTCCTGTCTCGGGAAGCTGTTCTTTCCAGACGTCAACCCTCATTTGCCACTGGTCATACGTCTCTCCGCCTTGGGCGTCCCAGACGGGCTTGGTGTGATTAATCATCCGGAACCACTTGTCCGTAAGTTGCTGCTCAATTATCGCGGCTGGCTTGTTAGTTCCGAAGCCGGTCTGATAGTTGCTAAGATGTTGAATACTGCCCAGTCCGGCATAATATTCATCGTATATCGGTGAGATTACATCGAACGGAGCACCCACGCCAGCAGCTTTGAGCTTAGCCTGTAGCGTCTGCTGTAGACTTGTCACCTTCTGATAGTAAAGGGCTTCATTCTCATCCTGCTGTATTCTCTGAGCCAGAAGTTGGGCGCGTTTCGCGGGGTCTGTTTCAATCAGTCCGCCAGGATTGCGCACGTAGCCAACTTCGGTGTAGAGCTTGTATATCCAGCCTTCTGGAGTATTCTGGGCATCCAGGTATTTGCTCCAGGCTTGGTTAGCATCAATAGGAATGTCGAAGAGAGCCGACTGAAACTTGCTGTTCATAGTCGATTTCATCAGGTTGTTCTGATTTCGCAGGGCCAGCATGTCGGCGTCTGCATCCGTGAATGGCTTGGTGTAAAAGCCTGTCAGGAATGCTCCCTGGCTCCTGCTGGCCTCGGACTCGGTATATGTCCGATAGGCTTCCTGCCATAGTGCATTCTTGCCCTTTTCCTTGATAGCCCGAGCTACCTGATTTGCCAGATACATCTGGTCTACGTTATTCAGGGTTCCCAGGCGTGCTTTGAGGTCTGTTAACATCTGACGCTCAACCAGATAATCATGCCAGGAGACTTCCGGGTAGACACTGTTCATCCAATCCGCAGCGTGGGGGTAGCCAATATGAGCGAAGACATCATTAAGTTTATGCACCAGTTCCTGCTCCCACCATCTCGGCATTAGAGGAATCTGGGGAGTGATAGGCCAGGGTGGTGCTACGGCATCGGATAGTCCAAGCCACTTCTTCAGTGGGCCTGTAATCCAGGGGGCCGGGGAGATACCGTAAACAGGGGACATACTCAGGAACTCCTGAGCTACGGCGGCGACTGGAGGTACGTCGTCATGAGCATTCTGAGTTTGATTAAGCACATCTTCCGGTGACTGTCCAGCGCCCAGCATGTATATGAATGACAGGGGAGCCACTGGGTTGAACCAGAGGTCTGTACCAGGAACGGGTATAAAGCCATCCAGAGAAGGTAGAGGTCTACCACTGGAGGTTATAGCGCCCGCCTGGAAGCGTGTCTGTCTGGACAGGTTCTGTAGTTTCTGATACCCGGCGATAATCTGCGGGTGGGTAGCCAGAGCTTCTGCCCAAAACGGGAATGATCGAGAGGGGAACTGCCAGAAGGGAATGATGTTCCTCATGACGTTGTCAATCCGCATCCGGTAGTTGTAGTCCAGCATGACGCGGTTAACCTTGGCAATAGCTCCTTCTAAGCCTGCTCCGTCTCCGTTCATAGCCTTTGAGACGAGGCCGTTCTTTTCATTAATAGCCTTAAGCTTCCAGGCCTGTAGTTCTGACTTGATGTCATTCGGAAGTATTCGGCTGAATCCTGCACCACTCTTGAGGTGTTCACCAAGACGCTTCAGTTCTGTTCGCCCGGCCTCCAGGGAGTTAGTATTTGCGACATTGTTACGTATCCATGTCACAACACCATCATCAATCGCAGACTCAGGTACTCGTGGAGACAAGACGGGGGCAATCAGGTCTTTAGATGTAATTCTTGTAGGAACCTTCTCCGTCCAAGTCAGAGGCTTTACGCCTTCATATGTAAGACGTCCGCCGGGAAGGTCGGCTTCGGTGAAGAATCCATAGGGAAGGCTTTCAATAATTCCTTCTTCCGGATCGATACCGGTTGTACCTCTCCTGGCATTCTCAGCAATAGCCTTCTGCTGAGCGGCTTCCCACTCACTCTTGGGAATGTAAGCAATATCTACATTAGCAGTCCTGGTCGTCATTCCAGCCCGCGTGTTAGTTACGCTGGGATTCGTTGTCCACCAATTTCCACGAGTTTGTAGATTGCGTTCAGTGGCGCGGTAGATTGGCATAAGCTCTTCGGGAGCCTCGCCCGTATCACGAATTCGCCGTATCATGGACATTCTCGTACGAGCTTCGTATCGTGCCGCCTCTTCCGTCTCGGGGTTATCTATAAGTTCAGAGAGTTTCTTCATCTCCTCATTCAGACGGATTTCATATTCGTCCCAGGCCTTCCTTTTACCCATCAGGTTTCGACCGGAGAAGTGGGTAGTCATGTCCTGTTGGAACTGTTCAACAGTCCAGACCATGTCCTGGTATTGCTGCTTCAGTTCCGTATCGGTAGTAGACAGAGAGCGGTCTTTCAGATACTTAATCAGGGTATCCGGATCGGTAGTAGCTGAGTCGGGGAACCCAGAGAAGCGGCCCTGCTTCCATTCATTGAAGCCTGCTTCCATCTGGCTAGTAAGCATTACTTCCTGATTGGTATTCTTAGCCCGGCTCCTAAGAGTTTCTAGAGCAGTATTCCAATCCATATTGGGAGTAAACTCTGCAATCGTCTTGTAGGGGAACATCTTCTCCGCTTCCTCTGCGGGACGAAGTGCGAAAGCTCCACCCTCTCCCCAGAAGGCATCGTCAGCGAAGTATTCCTGAACTACAGGATGTAGGTTGTCAAGCTCAGAGCGTCCGGCATTGACCCAGGCTTTGTAGGCGTCCTCAGTAGACATACCCTTGTTGGTCTTTGCCCACTCCAGGAACTTGTTGGGGTTGTACGGGTCATGGATGAAGGCAGCTTTCTTCCTCATCGAGTCGAATGTCATGGCGATAATCTGCTCTTCGCTGACATTGACGCCAAGCTCCTTGGAGATCATCTTGGCTACTCGGGGAGCAGCGCTGACTGGAGGAGCAGACATCTTGGAGCTAATGAACATCTTATTTATTGCTGCAACCACATCCGGCGGCAGGTCTAGCAAGTCCTGGTTGCGGAGAATACCCTCGTATGCGTTAGCCAGGATTTTGCTGTACGCGTCGAAAGGACGAGCAATCCTAACAGTAGATGGACGGCCACCCGCAATCACGGCAACGAACGTATCTGCCAGTTTGTTCAATTGTTCGACGGTTGGAGTTCCACCTTTGGAACCCATGATTTCCAGAATTGGGTCGAAGTATTCTGTCTTAAATGTAGGATTCTTGGCTGCAATCTTAGCCCAGTCGTCATAGAGCAGAACGGTATACTGGCGCGCAAACTCTGACAGATTGTTGCTGCCAACACCCATCATCATGATACGGTCAGTCAGAGGGTCTTTCATAATCAGGCCTTTTTTGAGGGCCTCCAGATTTTCGCCAATCTTCTTGACCTGCCAGCCCTTGGATACTTTGGTAAAGCCAAGACCCTCATAGAACTCATCGGCTGTACGACCGAACTGCACGCCCCAGTCTGCCTGGGACTTAATCATTCCGGTAATAGTTCCAGCCGTCCGGTCTTTGAAGCCGAACGTACCTACCAGGGCTTCCTTGATTTGCTTACCTACAGACATCTCAGCACCCGTTATATCCAGAGTTCGGACTGGGTCGTGAGGAGTAGGATCGTATTCAAAGAAACGCTTTTGTAAGCCGGTAATTTCCATTTCGCTCAAAGCGCGCTCGACGCCATCATCCATCAGAGTTCCACGAACAATCTTGGTAGCGTCGTCATTCCACTCGAACGCATAGCCCTGCTTCTGTAGAAACAACTCAGGAAGGTTACCCTTAGTAAGCTTCTGTAGGTCTTCCAGGGCGTCTGTGAATCTCTTATCTTCAATGAGTTTGCGAATAGGGTTCAGGATACGTCCCCGTGATTCATATTCCAGGCCACGTATCTGGAAAAACTTATCCCACAGACGCTGAGCCAGAGAGCCTTCGACACCAGAGCGGTGAGGCCCCGGCTCAATAAGGCGCAGGTAGTCACGATATTTATCCCGTAGAGAGCCAAGGCGGTCAATCAGAGTGCTGCCTTCATGGCTTATCTGGGACATAATCGTAGCATTCGGGTCGCCCTCTTTGACTATGATAGCCTCAGAGAACTTGCCGGTCGCATAGGAGGACTCATCGCCTTTCTGTAGATACGAGAGCGGCCTTGGGTGGGCAATCTGCTCTTCGTGTTCCAGAAGGCCGAAATATTTATTCGCTGGCATCTCCCGAACCTCTTCCAGGTATCCGTGGCGGCGCATAACGATAGCGGCCTGCTCGTAGCTCTGGACGCGGTTCTTGCCGATACCAGTCCTGCTTATCACGTCGAACATCTCTGGGTTCCGCTCCATCTGACGTACATAGGTCAGGAAGTCGGCGGGTTTCTCATTGTAGATTTTGAGCGGGTCTTTCAGGAAGTTTTTAAACCCAGTCACCCACTCTTCCTTGTTCGTCCAACTTACAGGAATGGAGCCTGGGCGACGAGACGCCTCTGCAACTTCACGAATGAACTGCTCGTCGTGAATAGAAAAGGCCTGTATTGTGGAATCGTGAAGTACATCCGCGACCTTGCTTTGCTTGAGAGTATCGGGGATGTCAATATAAATCCTACCCTGTTCTCCTATGTGAACACGGGGTACATTTCCAGAGTAGCGGTTGACACTGGCAATCGGTAGCATTTCGTCACGATAGTTGTTGATAACATCCATTGACTTAACTCTGCCGCGAGGAATCAGGGGCTTGGGGGCCTCTTTAACCTTTACGACTGTTGCAGGATGCGCGCGCTCGAATACGGGAGCAGAGCCTCCCAGGTCGTCGGGCAGCGGCATATCGGATACATCCGAACCCATTTGACCGGAGACGCCACGATGTCCGGCAGTCTGAGAAATCTGGTCTGCTGTTGCATGTTCAAAGCTTTCAATGCTGTCTGCGATGTACTTATCAATCATCTCATTGGTTGGGCGCTTGCCAGTCTTCTTGTATACGCCTTCAATCCACTGGTCTGTATTGCTACGGACGTGAGAGATGAATAGCTCAGGGTTTGACATCTTGCCGCCAAAATTGTCAGGAAGGCTGTATGACCAAGCAGGGTGAGCCTTGTCAATAAAATCGGCCCGCAGGGTAGCACTGTCAATGTAGGAGGCCATTTTGGCTGCGTTTCCGCCACCTACATCCCACGCCTCCTGAGCTAGCCTTCTAGCTTCAGGAGACAAATCTGCCATAACTGTCCTCAAAATTTCAGGCTCCATTGTCCTGAGTAGATTGAAGTATTCACGATGGAACATACGAAGACGAAGTGTGAATTCTATTGCTGTGTTGACATCAGCGAATGCGGATGGAACTGCCTTCATGCCATTCCATATATTCTTAAAGAGACGACTGCCCTGTGGAGACATGGATTCTCCAATACCGGCAGCAATCTTTCCAGAATCAACTAATCCAAGTCGGTCTACTTCCTGTCTCCAGTAAGAGTACAGACCGAAGCGCGGCTTGTTCTTTTCGTCATACAGAAGCTTGAAAGGAACGCTCTGATCCATATCCAGGCCAGCACGAGCCAGGGACTGACCGAATTCAACCGGAATGAATCCAACGTCGTCGGCGAACATAAGGTGGGTGTTTCTCAGAAGAGTATCGAGGTCGTCGATAACATTCCCTCCGTACACTACGTCACGGAAGGTAGAGTCGATCAAGTTACGAATAATACGAGACGGGTTCAGGTTCAAGACGGCTGAAGACCAAAGGTTCCTGAACGCACTCAGTACCATGCTGCCAGTGTCCAGAGTCTGGGCAAGCCCTCTGTTCCCTCCCTTAACTGCTGCCTTGGCCCAGGCTCCAGTAAGAGTATCGTCAATCAAGCGACTACCGGGGAAGGACTTGTGGGGGTCAAGATAGGCGCTCTCAATCTTACTGCGGAAATAATTAATCGCATCATCAGTCTTACCGACATGCTCTTTGAAGAGATTGGCATTCTTCTCTACCTCTGTCCAAGCCTCATCTACAGACATACCCTGTCTGCGGAACTGCGTGAAAGCACGATCCCGATAAGCCTTGATAGCGTTTTCTTCACCACTTCGCATCAGGTTTCCCCATTCGGCAGGGTCAAGCAGGAATGCACCATCAGCAGATTTAAAGGATTTCTGAAACTTCAGGAAGTCGTCAAAGTTCACTCGCTTCAAGCCTTCTACTGTCAACTTCTCGACTTCGTAGTACTCTCTGGCCGCTTCAACTCCAGCGGCGGTTCCCATTCTACGGTCTACTTCCAAAGCAATGGAGCCGACCTTGGGCATATCGTCAATAAGATGCTCTATGCCGCCGGTATATCCGCCACGCATCATTCCGACAGTATCGTAGACCATTCTTCCAAGGCGGTTAGCAACAGAGGTGTGGGCTTCGGCAAAAAAGAATTTCTGCATGAACTCGGAGCCTTTAATAGCGGCGGCTCCCTTACCTGCCAGAAGCTTAACTGGGGCAAATACCTTTTCCCAGGCGGCTTCTGGAACTAACCAGAGGGGATCAAAAATAGCCTGTCCAATGCCATCTGTCCAGGGATTGACCCAGTGGTCTTTAATATTCTGAAGCTCAGACATGGTGACAGGACGACCGACTTGAAGTTCAAAGACGGCCAAGTCCTTCATCATCCCGATACGCTTATCCGGCTCTGATGCCCAAGTATAAGAGTCCAGAGGATTTATAATTTCCAGGCTATAGCGAGCTTCTATAGAAGTAGCCTGTTGATCAACAGCCCTAAGGGCCAGAAGATTAGCCTCTTCCTGAGACGTAGCAGTTTCAATCTCTCCATAACTTTGAAGAGCTAAGTCATGGCTATCAGCTTCTATTCCCTTTTGAGAAGCAATCGTTTCTTGCCACTTCTTCCAGGCTCCGGCCTCGTAATTCAATCCGCTTTCCGGATCATGATACAGTTCCATCTTAGCGGCCTGAGGGTCGCGGGCGGCAATCGGCGTAGGACGCTCTGGAAGTTTATCCTTGCCAGATACTACCCCCATCATATTATTCCAGGAGTTCTTTAGGCCGGTTGAATACTTTGAGAAGCTGGCAATAGCCCAGGCTCGGGTTGCCATAATCCTGGTAGCGTTGGCATCCAGGCTATCCGCATAGGACAACATGGACTTAATTTCGGCGGGGGTAGCATTCGTATCCCCATCCAGAGCCATGCGCTGAGCCTCCTGTCTGATGTTATAGGCTCGCTGTTTCATGCTAAGAGCAGCTTCATCGCTGGCCATGATACCTGCGCCAAGAGATGCGTATCCGCTCACTCCGCTCATAATCGCATTAAAGACTAAGTCTCGAACAGCGCCTACTATAGTCTTGGGAGAAATCTCCATGACACCGGTAGCAGGGCCCGCAAAAACTTTTACGCCTTCCGCAAGACCCAGGGCTGCGTTGTACTTTACAATGTTCCACCATGTACGAATCGGATGGCCTATGTTGTCGGCACGGATTTGAGCCACTATCTCCGCATAAGAGCGATAGATTTCCAGGGGATTGCCACTCATATCAAAAACAAAACGTGGCTGCTTAATTCCGGCAGGGATAGCGGAAGCTGGGTTCTGTTTCGCTACTAGGGCGGCGTACTCCTTGGGAGATAAGTAAGGTTTACCTCCAAATCCAGGAGCCTCCTGACGCTGACCAACTAATACGGCGGCCAGATTTGCAGATATTCCAGCCTTGGGAGCACCTACCGGGGCTACCTTGGGAGCACGATATAGCTCCTGCACCCTGCTTACACCAGTAAGTCCAGGAGAGGGATGGCGGGAATTTGCATCCAGGGAGTTATCCGCAATATTCCTGCTCTTAATAATCTCTTGCACATACTGTCCGAATTCCGGAGTACTCCAGAACTCCCTGGCTATTTGCAGACGCTGGGGCAGAACGGTAGGAGCGCGAGTTATAGGAGGCGCAGCAAGACCGGCCTCAAACGTATCGTAGGGCTGGGCAAGGTGAAGCATACTGGCAGGTATTGCCCGATCTTGTCTGTTCTGCCAATCCTTGGCAATACCTGCCGCCAGTAAATCTTTCCCCTGGTAGCCAGCACCCTGGCCCTGTAACCACTTACGATACTTCTCGGTATTTAAACCGATTCTTGTAGGCATGGTTAGCCCTCCAATTCAACGACTTCCTCATTATCCTTGCGCGGGCGACCCCTCTTCTCAAGACTCTTGCCCATCACAATGTATACACGATTATCTGACTCAAAGCCATGAACAAACCGATAACCATCGACTGAGGCCGTGTTCATCATCGCTTCGGCTGACGACATAATCCCACTGGGATTCTGCCCAACCATAGAAACAATTATCATCTTGTAGATCATTATTACCTCCGTTATACGTATAGTTTCGACGTCGGAACAGGAGCACCCGACTTGGTCGTCTCATTTAATTGCCCTGCCGTGAACTTGGGATTCAGGAACATTTGGGCCAGGGCAGCATACGGCTTGGTACTAGCATCCTGCTTGGCTCCTTCTACCAAAGCACCAAGCTGGGTAGCCATCAGAGCATAGGCTTCTCGGCTCATACCCTCTGAACCACCACCTCCTCCGAATGTCTTTAGCAGGTTGACAGCGTTCTTCAGAAAGGTTAAGCCTGGGCCTGCTGTTGCTCCAGACCGATTCAAAGCCAATAGCGCCTGAGAGGCTCGTTTCTGGCTAAGATATGAATTCCGGATAGTTCCGGTAATCTCGGACGGTACTTTGCCTTTTCCTGCCGTAAGACCATACAAAGTAGCCTGTGATTGCTGATCTTCCGGCGACAGGAATGGCATTAGGGACTTCAGAGTTTTCTTAACGTCCGCATTTGCCTTGGGTAGTATGGCCGTTGTAGAAACCGGGGTTGGGGTAGGGGCTACATAATCATCGCGTTCATTCAATGCACCGGGCATGGTATCCTACTTTCCTTTTTCTTTCAGTTTGGCTTCCATCGCTTTGATGTAATCCAGCGTTCCCTCGACCCCATACTTCTCTATAATCTTGGGAAAGTCAGAGGGCTTGAGTTGTTTATACAGGAGAAGGTCTTGATCCATCGTATGGCCGGAGCTACTTGCTACTCTTTTAAGTCCTTCTCGGGCGGCATTTTTAAGCAAAGTCATATCCATCACATCCCTCCACTGAGGTTGGGTGCTGCATTCGACATACTCTCCTGCTGTGCCATAGCGGATGAACCGTTAGGCCCGGCAGCTAGTGCAGGCTCCTGGCCGGTCGGAGAAGCTGTACCGGTCAACTGCTCCGGCTTATTAGGTTCCCCAGGACGTCCTGCCTGCCCAGGAATACCCTGTTGCTGAATAGTCTGTAGTGTCATGGCGGCTACTTCGTCTCCGGCCTGGGCGGCCTCATTGAGTACTGACATCAGGGCGTACATTTGGGCGACTGGGTGGCGCTGAGCGGCTTCAATCAGCATTCTCTTCTCTTCGTCTTCCGGCTGCTCAATACCCAGGTACTTCTCTCGGCGGGTGTAGTCAGAGATGGTTCCCTTGACCTGCGTGGACATAGCAACCCGTCGCATTTCCTCATTCGGGAAGTTGGGGCGTATCTCTGCACGTATCGAGAAGCCCTTCAACTCATCCATATCGACGTAATCCATGTAATCTTCGCCCTTCTGGTGGCCATACACGCACATAATGGTTCCGGGGGCGAACGTTTGAAGCATTCTCATCGTTTTCTTAGCCCAGGAGGTCAACAGTAACTCCAGGTGTTGAATTGGCTGCTGTAGACGTATCCGGTTCTGGTCACCAAGCTGTGACAGGGCATACCCTGCAATTTGGCTCGATCCGGAACCAAACATGACGTCAGAGAAGCCGGACTGCTGAATTCTTGACCTCAGCATGTCCATGTGTTCCTGTACGTCCGGCGCATTTCCAGGCCAGCGAGGGAATTCAATTGACTCATCCGGAGTAATCGTGACTGAATTGTACAGACCGGGGTCTACAACGACCTTTCGACCGGGCTGGGTCTTTACAATCAATGGCATGGCCGTGTAGATGTCAATCTGCTTGGCTCTGCGGTTAAAGGAACGCTCCAGCATGTTGACTGAAGTCTCCAGAGGGGTCATGATGTTGTGCCAGTCGCCCGACTCGTCACCGACAGGCTTGAAGAACTGTACAGTGTAGGGTAAATCAACATAGCCGGTCATAACCTTAGGCCCGACCACAGGACGTCCATCGAAGATACGAGTATTGCGAACTATGAGTTTTCGCTGTGCAACGTCAGGAAGGGTATCGGTGACCTCTGTTGAATTCTGCTGGCCCTCAGTAATCCAGGCATAATCCCATATGTCGTAGAAAATACCCATCGTTGAGGACTTCATTTCCTGGCTCCAGGTAGCGTACTTCTCAAACTTGACGCCGTACGTAGTCTCTACATCCAGGATAGAACGGCTTTCCTTACGTCCGATAAGTAACCATTTCTTCGGGCCTCCAGGAAGGAAAATAGTTTGCAGGGGATCAATGATTTTGGTTCTAATCGGGACTTCTGCAAACTTCCACTTCTTTACAACACCATCCGTCCCATTGGGTACTTCCATTACTTCCTTGTCCTCGGTCAGAGCAGGGTCGTAAACAGAATAAATAACCCCAGCGGCATCTCTGTTGAAATTTAGGAAAAGCTTGTAGGGAAGATGCTCTTCCTCACGCTCTCCGTTAATCTCCAAAGTACCGGCAATCAACTTCTCCAGCTTTCCAGTAGCCTTCTGCTCACCGGCAGATGGAGCCATTCCATAAGCGTGCCAGCGCAGGTCGTTACCTAGCATGATGCCGACAGAGAGATCGACCGTGTTGGTGTAAGTCGGGTCGCTGTACAGGACTTCGCTCGTCTTGCCAGTACGCTGATAATGGTCGAGGTTATACAGTTTACGCCAGCGTCGAATGTTCTGATGCCACTTCTCTGTATACTCTTCGGCCCGTTTGATACGACTCATCAAGTCCTTGAAATCGCTAGTACCGGAAACCTTAACAAGATCGGCCTCAGTTAACATGTTTAGGCTCCTTATTCGTTATATGAGATAGGCGAATTGTCATTTACTTCTCCTCGTAGCTCAAAAGGTACACTCATGTCCTCTTCCGGCTCCAATGCGGTCATATCGTAGTACGGGGAGCGGATCATGACTGGAATTGAGATGTCTACGCCGCCATTCTGAACTGCTTCATAACAGGCCATCGCCAGGGCGATAGCTGCATCAATGTGATGGCGCTTGGACATCTTGGTCTTTACAATCCGGAAGCCACGACTGGTAGTCTCTGCGACCGCCATTTGTATCTGACGCTTCAGAGTGTCGTCAGGATAAGCTTCCAGGTTGTTGTTCTTGAACAGGTCGTACAAGAGCTGCGAGGCGGCTGTCATGTTAGGGAGTGTCTGCTCATACATTCTGGTAGGCAAACCTTCCCTCTTCAGTCGGTTCATGATCGTAATTAAATGAGTAGGGTCATATACGATTGAAGCAACATTAAACTGTCTCACAATCTTGCGCAACTCTTTCTCTACTGTCTCCTCCAGGTCAATTGGGTCGTCCGTCTGTGGCGACCATACCCAGTGAAAAACAATTCCAACTTTGCCCCTGTGAGCATCATATCCAACTCCGACGATTGCAGTAGAGTCTCGACGAATTCCTGCATCTACAGCGATGGTGATTGGCCAATATCGGAAGGGATGGTCAATCCACAGAGTTGCAGGATTTTCATAACTCTTGGTAGCCCTCTCCCACCAAGACACAGGGATAAACTCCTCGTGACTGGTCACCCAATGGTTCATGTGAAGACGCATGAACGCCGCCGGACGTTCAGATGCTCTCTGCTCGTCCAGGTACTTCTCTGTTTGCCAGGGCATCCTGGGTTCATGATCCCAGTAGGTAAACATACGTCCGTTCGACCAGACCGGCAAGTCTTCCAGGTCTGGGATTTTTGTACCCTGACCCTTGCTTTCATGTTCGGAGCCTTCGTCTTCTCCAATACCTCTTATGAACATCTCCCAGAGTAGGTCGGACTCGTTCTCAAATCCTGCGTATGTCGTGATGAAGCGCAGGGAGTTCTGAACTGTAGGAATCGGAACCATTTCGTCCCATACACGTCTATCAAACTCCGATGTGTAGCCCCAGAGTTCGTCCCAGAGTGTGAGAGCGTGTCGGCTACCGGCTACACTTTTGAACGACTGCGCGAGAACTTGTATGAACGTTCCATTGGGAAAGTCAATTCGGAACTCGTGGATTTTGCAGTACTTCTTTCCGAGCGGGTCAGTCTCCTGTTTGTGCTTGAAGTGGTAGATAATGTCACGAAAGACCAGACCGGCTCCCTGCTCCTGGGTATTAGCGATAACATAAATCTCTGTACCAGGACGACCTTCTTCCGCATACCAACAGCCCACAGAGGCAGCAATTGCCGTCTTACCGGACTTCTTTGGACAGGAGTAAATCACCGTCTCAAAATCCAACAGTCCTTCCTCGTTGAATTTCAGCGCAGAACCCAGGATTTTCTCCTGGTGAGGGAAAAGCTCCATTATTCCAGCCCCCTTCATTCTCCCCTTTTCTATGTCCCACGTTTCTCTTGCCCAAAATCCTGCGGTCTTTATCCATTCAAGATACTCTTTCACTAAGCCTCTCCTAATTCCCTTTTAATCCTGCTGATGATTGACTTGGCCTTGGCCCTGGTTGCGGCATCTCCACTACCGTTCGCCAGAAGTAACAGTTTCCTCACTGTTCCGCCTCGGTTTTTGCGAGCTTTGGCTACTATAGCTGCGGGATTACTCAAACTGCCCAAGGAGCCTTCGCTGGCCTTGTCGAAAGCTTTAGTTGCCCATTTCTTCTTAGCCATTTCTCACCTTCCTTTAATGTTCTCCTAATTATACACGAAACGTGATAGAATATAAGGAAACGGAGGTACTATGTTAGGAAAAAAGACATACACATTTGACGGCCCGGCCCTGGAAAAGGCCATTCGAGATGGTCTTAAGGTCATTGTGATGAAACAAGACCCGAACCTAAGCGTTCTGATTCAGGCCTTGAACATCACATATACGCCCCTAGAACCCAAGGGTGTAAAGCTCAGAGTGACGATGGAGCTACAAGCTCTACCTAAAGAAGAACCCCCTACTGACTCAAATAAGTAGCGGCTCTCATTAAGGATTTGGGATCATCTCTGAAATTTCCTAGTCCCATATTGCAGGGATTACATATCCACCCACGAAATGCCCCAGTTTTGTGATTATGATCGTAAACTAATTTATCAGTTTCGATACCACAAATGGGGCATTTCCCTTTACTATATCCCTTATTTGGTTGTTTAGGATGCTTCTGTTGAGCAATAGCGACTTTACACGCCCACCTATAATAATTGGGTCTAGTTCTCTTCTTTATAACTGTAACTCTTCCACAGGAAGCACAATCGGCGGTCTTGGTTTGTTCATTCACATTTGATATTCTATGTATAGCTTTTCCCATAAGAACTCCTCCCCTATATACTATCATAGGGGAGGGGCTTCTTTCAAGGGCTTCTTTTTTGGTGGGGGTTCACTTTTTACGGTCGCCATGTTGTGTAGTACGTGTTGTTGGATTTCAAATACAGGGCTATCCATAGCTTATTGCTAATCTTCCCCCAGACGCCCTCTGTCGTCTCCACAATCGCATCCAAGTCAATGTGGGTGGCAGGATACACGTAACCTACCTCCGTATTATACATACTCGGGGTAGGACGTATATTCAGATTCTTCACGCGGCCTATCCAATCCGTACCTCGATAAGAAATTATTACTTCTCCAACCCCAGGAATTGACGTAGAGAGGGGCAGTTCGCCAATCAGAGCGTACTTCCAAATGGGACGGAACCAGATACCCTTTGCGTTGCTCACAAACCCACTAGTAGGGTCAAACATAGGCATACTGGTAGGCAGACCATCGCAGGCATTGTACCCACCCTGGTCGAATACTCTCTGTACATAATTGGGGTCATGCAGATACCTGGAATAGTCCGTAGACCTGGGAATAGCCTGTACTCTCACCAAAGAGCCATCATCGGAGAACGCATCAACTATTACAAAGTTTCTAACATTCAAGCGGGACGAAGAGGCCATCATAATGACTGCCCACTTAACCCGTATATCCGTTTTCCAGTCCTCGCCGAAATAGACTGTACCGGCAGGATGGTCTGCCCATCTCCAAAAACCAGGGTTTTGGTCGTTGACGGCTTTGCAGAAATTTATTTCCCTTAGTTCCAGATTGACCTTGACACTAGTTCCAGCAGTACCGTTGACCTCTTGATCCCACGTTCGTATCATGGCCCAGGTGTTGCTAGGGGGATTATCTATTTCACCCGCGGGAACCTCGTCCCAGGACTTCAATGACCAAATCTGTGGTGCAGGTAAAAGCCTCATGATTTTCTCCTCAAACCAAAGTGAACTGCAACCGGCCTCATCTTGTAGACCGATCCATTTACTATACGAGTTTCCTCTCCCCAGGGGGTTCCTACGACTTCATACTTCCCATCGGCAGTCTTCAATATAGCAGTCGTACTTCCGCCGCCATCTGCCATCCAGGCGTCTTTGCATCCCAGGGACTTCATAATCTCCGCCGTCTGCGGGAAGTTAAGCCCCTCTTTCATAGCATAGTCCTTGCCATCTACTGTTACTACATACAGGCGAGTCTGGTCTTCTGTAACTCCTACAGCCGTACGCGCTCGCAGGTCGTCCAGAGTCTTCTTAAAGGTCTGCACAACAAAATCCCTAAGCAGGACATTGGGGAAGCCATGAGCATTCCAGATATGAACAGGGCGGAAGACAGAGAACCTATTATTCTGATCGATATACAGGTTCTGGTAGCCGGTTCCCATAACTCCTGTTCCGTGAAAGAAAGCCATACCATCCAGTATTGTCTGTACAATTCCACGCTTTTTGGGGCCTGGATACCAACCTGCGAGGCCATTGACTGCATAATCCACATTCATCTGCTCCGCCCACCGGTCTGTCGTCATGAAGTTAAGGCGGTTGTCCAGTATGACATCGAATTCAGCCAAGTTGAAACTTGCTACATGAACACGAGTGGAGTTACCGTAGTAGTTAACCACATCAAAGTGGCGAAGAGTAAAGGAAGTTCCGGTATCTGGAGCAGGGGGTTCCGGAAGAGGCTCGGGTTCAGGCTCCGGCATATAGTAGCCAGTCTTCCAATCCTCTAAAAACTCCGGTAAGAATACGTTGAAGTCCAAGTCGTTGTTGTAATAGGGATTAAGGCCGGGAAGCTTGTGAACCTCTGGCTTGACGTCTCCAGCATACTGCCAGCCCACGACACTACCGAAATATCTTTGATCCGGAACCAAAGTACCTGGAAGGAATTCATAGTTATCTCCATCTGTTAGGTAAGCCGAAATGATTATCGGAAGCTTCTTAAGGTCGTCTATCTCTGCATCCGTCAGAAGCTCGTAGCCCTTGGTATTATCCTTCAAATAATAGAACCCGGAGTACAAAATCGGCCAGTAGCCACTCAAACGACGTATCTCTCTGGCACATGCCAGGATTTTCTGGATGGTCATACTATTGTCTTCTGCATCCAATACGAATCTGTCGCCAGGAATGATTCCAAACTCTTTAACTCGATTATAGAAGAAGTTCGCCTGTGCAATCGGGTCACGCGGCATACCATACCAGCTCTCACGATAGAAGTGGTAGGCAGCACGCGGCTTTCCCATATTCCGTAACTGCGCCCAGGAAGCAGGAAACTGCGGATCGCGGGTAAACTGACCTTCTGTAGCCTTCACATACATTCCCCATAGGCTGTCCCCCATCTTTGTCCAGTCCGCCCCCAAATTATTGTAGGCGGAGTCTATAATCATCGGATAACGTATTCTCATTTAGGAAGCTCCTTTAACACATGGCTCAGGGCAGGCTGAACTTGAATCTTGTCCCCAGACTCTACGTGGCCCTTTGAAGCATCGTCTGAAACCCAAACATAAGTCCATATACCTACTGAATTAACTGTCAGGCTCATGCTGTAATGTCCAGTAGAGTCCTTTGTTATATCTGCCGGATAGGTATATGTAGCAAAGTGCTTACCCGGCTCTTTAACCAATAAAGTAACCCCTCCATCCGGATCGTAATAGGCTGCATTGTTTACGAATGAAACAGCCAACTCAACTTCGCTCATACAATAGTATTTATTCACTCTTACCTCGATTCCTATTAATAGCCATACTAGAAGATCGGCTATTGATATTAGGAGAATGCTTTTCTTTTACATTAGTAATTATAACTGAATTGCCTTCTGATAAGGAATCGAATGGTTGAGAGGAAGACTTGAAAATGTCCGGTGGATATTTTGACAGGCCGATAAAATGCCCAGTTAGATTGTAAACTCCAACGTTCACGGTCATGACGTAATCGTGGAGGAGAGTCTGTATAGTAAACGTTGCTTCGTTCCCCGTCAGCCCGTAACTTCCAATAGACGAAATAATCTTGTGAGCAGACAGGAGCGGGGTATCCACTCCCGTCAGCGAATAACTACCTACAGAAACCGTTAATCTCTTTTGAAGACCTAGAATTGCGTCGATACCAGTCTGAATGTATGAACCAACAGCCGCCACAATCTTCCTGGCCATAACCAGGGGGGTAGAGACTCCGGTCAGGGAATAGCTTCCTACCGCTCCTGTTACCTTATGTTGAGCCAGGATTGGAGTATTTACACCGGTCGACAGGTATGAGCCTACGGAAGCCAACAGCCCTCTGGAAACGAGCAGATTGATATTTATCCCCGTTTGTGAATAAGAGCCTACATCTGACGTTATCTTGTGGGCGGACTTTAAGACCTGATTGACCCCCGTTACAGCATACGACCCGACATTCATGGTTAGTGAGGATGATTTGAGAACGGTTATCCTGGGAGTCACCGTATACGTTGTATACGCAGTCGAGCCATTTCTCATACGAAAGTCCAGCGTGTTTCCACTGGCCAAGTCAGCCGAAATCAATTGTACGGAGAATTCATGTTCTGTAACAGAATTTTGAGCAATCGTTCCCGTTGCTGTACAAGCACCGTTTACTTCATCCATCTTCCCCGCTACAAATGTTCCGGAACTGATCTGCTGAGTCGTAGCATCTTCGTCTGCAAAATTGGCGGAAGCGATTGCCTTAACAGAGGATGTCACATCGGTTACCGCGGCATACGCTCCCCCGTTCTTAGACAGGTACAGGGTTCCAGTTACTTTGGCTCCCGTTGTACCTGTCTGCGAACTGGATATACGGATACGTAAATTTACATTCCCAGCACCGACATCCACAGAAATGTTGGTATCGAGAGCGGCTTTCCATGTTGCAGTAGTCTGACTCCCGTCGTCATTACGAAACCGAGCGTGAGTCTGCACCCAGGTAGTAGCCATACGCTATACTGCCGTTGCAATGTCAGTTTGAAGATCGATTGTAAATGTCTCACCATCATTAATGGTTACCGCTGAACCATAATCAAACCAACACATCAGCGGGTCTGCTGGAGATGTAGGGTCGTCATTGTAGAAAATGACATAGCGGAATGGCCCAATGGCTCCACCAGAGGCGGTCAAAACCAAATCCGTTCCCGTCAGGTGGACAGTACCGGTCGTGTGTTCAGCGGTAATCCCGGTCACAACCCGTGAAGAGCAGTTGGTATACGAAACCTGCGTAATCTGGCTCAGGGTTGCCTTAGTTGCATCTGCATCTCCGGCTGTATTAGACAGGGCGACGGTGACGGTACAGGTTGCGTCCGATGTGAAGTTGTGGACACCCTTGAAGGTATCCTCCATGAATTGTTGATACTTGTTATACGTAGCTGCCATGTTCTTCTCCTATTGTTCTATTTTCTTGTTATAGCGTTTGGCTGCCAATATGGAAAGATGGAGCAGACGTTCACGAGAGGGCAGTTCATCCCGTGTATGTCCATAATAAACAGACCTTTCAGTCTGTTGGTTACCGCCATCGGCCATGATGTCTCCGAACAGGTATATCCACCAATGGGGCTTGCTTGAATGGATTTTATGGCCAATCTCATGCCAGAGGGTGTTTTTTAGCATCTTTCCCCTCATACCCCTGACGGTACTAATCATCGGATAGAAATCAGCGGATATACCCCAATTCCCTTTAACTCGCTCTCCGTGGCGCTTGATACCCTGCGTATTCTCGAACTGTCTTGGTGAGACTAGATAAATAGGGGGCCAGCGAAGTTCTGCCAGGATACTTAAGAATGTCTTTAACAAAAGCCCTCCCAAATAGACGGAAGGGCGGGTGTTACCAGACGCTTTAAGTAAGCTGGCTCCCCGCCCTTCCGATTACCCCTATTATAACCTAACCGATAAGGTACAGTACAGTACCAATTACGGCCAGGATGAACGGCAGGTTCAGTCCGAGGGCTATTCCCAAGAGGATGAACACCGTCCAGGCGAAACACAAATATGCGATCTTTCCGAGCGGTAGGTTCATGGTATATCTCCTTGAATATGAGTATACCCAATCTTGGAATCTTGTGTCAATCCCTTCAAAGTCACCATCAGGTCGGTTCCGAAGAAGAGCCGGTCGATCCTCATCCCCGCTTTTCGAGCCGCTGTCTCCAAAGAGCCGGTATCGAAGACGTGTAAATGAGGCAAACGGAAGGGAGAGGCTGGGGAAGCTATTGTAGGAACCTCTATCATCAGCGTTCCATCCCTGGTCAGCCTGTTATACATCTGCCTGAGCGTGTAAACGGGAGTTGGGACGTGTTCAAGGACGTGAATACAGGTTATCAGGTCGAATGGCCCACCGACATCGCTTATATCCCTGGCAACTACATGTAAATTGGTCACATAGGAAAAGTTTGGCTCAATTCCTATCGGTAGTATTCCGTAACCTTCCTTAATTTTGTCCAACAGATAGCCCCTGGAGGCCCCTACGTCCAAAAAACTGGTCGGAGCGGGCAAATATTCCTTGATCGTCTTAAAAACGCGCTCAGACCTTGCCAGTTCGTCTGCATCCATCGCCTCTGTAGAAGCATTGACAGACTCACGATAGTCTCCAGACTCATAAAACCCAGTCATATTCGGCATTGGGTTCTGAAACATGTCGCCACAGACCGGGCAGATCGAGTAAGCAGAGTAGTACGCAGCGTTGAAACCGCTCTCCGTCACGAATGTAGGCCCAAAGGCAGCACGTACCTGGGCAAACTTTCCACTGTACTCGCATATCGGACACGCAGTAAGCTCTCTATAGCCCATCTCAGTCTATTCCTTCCAAGTTTATAAACTCTTTCAACCCACCTATCCACTCCACATGAAGTCCCAGGGCATAAATATATTTGTTGTGAAGCCTGCGTCCTACCCAACGAAGCAGTTTACTGCGTTCTTTGATATACCAGAAGCCATTCCATATGTAAGGAGCAATTATCAGATAGAAATTTTTATCCTTTGGAGTCACATTCTCTTTTTCCAGTTTTTGAATGCTATCCATAAAATCCTTGTACGTCATTTTGTTATCCATTTCGCTCCTCCTCCTTATCACACATAATCAGTTTATCGTTGTAACCTGGGTGAAATTCCTTGCAGGTCGGACAAAACCACCAAAAATCGGGCGGCTCAATATCCAATTTCAATCTCCCCTTCTTGTAGTTGTCCAAGCCTTCATGACTTAAGCCAATCATATACATACCTCCATCCGTCTTCCAACGTTAGAAACACCAAAAGGGCGAACATAATTAATTCCATCGTTATTTTCCTCTCCGCATCTCGATAAAGTTATTAACCCGAAATAAGAGTCTCTGTAACGATTCCCTCGAAATCACAAAATCAGGATCACCCGAGAACTCAATCTCCCCATCATCGTGAATAGTAACGAAAACCCCCTCTACCCAGACGAAATCGACAGCAAACCTTGGGTCAGGGGCAGTACTAAAGAACGTCTTTGCCATATTTCTCTCCTACCCCATCCCTGGTTTTATTTTTTAATTCCGACCACCGCAAACGATCCTTCGAGCTAGTTCCATTTACCTTCCAGGGTTTACAGAACAAGCAGCCCGCACGTCTATTTTTCGGTCGTTTACGCTTAAAGTTGGCCATAAAGTACTCCTTCCTGTTCCCCCTAGTATACCACCCTTCCTAAACCCCACCCGCCATAATCCCTGGAAAGAGGGCAGGAATTCCTATCAAAGCTACCCGTAATACGCGCAGGAATTTCCGGGGGTACCAAAAGCATAGCTTACCGTAGTGGTAACGGATACCTACCCGTACTAATAAGGGAACAGGAAGCGGGAGTGTGAGAGTTGGGGCTGATATATACTAGTTGGCGGGGCGGTGGTAGGGGTGGACTAGTACATGGATCGGGCGGGGCTTGCACAAGTTGGACGGCTAAGATTTAGGCAAGCCTAAATAATACTCCAGATACACCGATGCTATCTTGTGCGTGTAGCCATATCCTTCCCTACTAGGTGAGTGCGTGTAGCCATCTGGACTAGACAAAATAA